ACACATACGATAACGTGATTATCGAAGGTGCCCTGATGCAAATGTATATGTTCAGGGATAATATGGAAGCGGCTGGTATTTCCGCACAACTCTTCCAACAGGGAGTTAAGGAAATGCAAGGCATTCTGATGAATAAATACGAAGCAATTAGAGATACCCGCATTTCAGTGAACCTGAATACTAAGAGGGTCTTTATTTAATGCCAGATCGTATTCAGTCGTTTAAGGTTATCTGCGGCGGTGGACTGAACTCAAATGAGAACCATCTAGATCTCTCTGAGAACAACCCGGGAGCCGCAACACGATTAGTTAACTACGAGGTTAGCTTATTCGGTGGTTACCGTCGTATTGAAGGTTTTGCACCTTATGATGCTACCTATCAAGAGGTTGACCCGGACGATTGTGAAGGTCGTATTTTAGGTTTAGCTATTTTTAAAGACGATACGCTGAATGAAACAATTATTATAGCGGCTCGCAAAGTTAAAAAGTTTAGGTTTGATGCAACATTTGCCCAAACAACTTTTACAGGGTTAGACAGCAACCTACGAAGTGTGGATCTACCTTTTTCTAGTGATGTTCATGTATACAAGAATGGTACACAACTTGGTATTCTTACTGACTTCACTGTATCAGGAAACCAAATTACACTAACAACGCCAGCGGCGTCAGGGGATGTCATTGAAATTGATCCAAACGAATATTGTTTTTATCGTTACGCTTTTGGATCTGGTTGGGCTAAATACACACTAGATCACTCAATTCGTCGTAAGACGTTGACTACACTAGGTGACCAACTTACTAAAATTCGTGATGCGACATTTAACTTTGGTGATGGTAACCATATTTGTTTTGTCGATGGCTGTGGCCCCGCACTTGTTTTTAACGGCCAGCATTGGGAAGAACTAGAAACAGGCTCAGGAATAGCGGGAACTAGCCCAAGTGCATCAGGCCACACAACGAATACAGGTGGTGGTGATCAGTGTTTAGCGGCTCCGGCTCTTGTAGGTGTATTTGAGAACCATCTATTTATTGGTGGTAACTCGCTAACAGAAGCAACAATTGCTCACTCAGCACCTAACGCATGGTATGATTTCAATGTTGCAAATGGTGCCGGACAAGTTTCAGTAGGCTTTGACGTTGTTCAGTTTAAGCCCTTCCGTGATAACCTATTCGTATTTGGTGGAAACGGAATTAAAAAAATTACGGCGGATGTTACCGCTGGTTTTGTAATTGATCAGGTAACGTCTAATGTTGGATGTATTGCTAGAGATAGTGTCCTTGAAATTGGTGGTGATCTGGTATTTCTAGCACCAGATGGATTACGCCCGGTTGCTGGTACATCTCGTATTGGTGACGTTGAATTAGAAACAATCTCTAAACCAATTCAGCAATTACTTACTGACCTACCTAGAGATTATGATCTAGATTCATTGGTTGGTGTTGTTATCCGGTCTAAGTCCCAGCTTCGTTATTTTATGGGAGATCCGGATACTGGAACAACTGATAGCTTCGGTATTATTGGGGGCTTACGTTCCGCAGACCAAAGACTAGGTTGGGAATTCGGAGAACTTATTGGTATCCGAGCAAGCGCAACAGCATCAGCGTACGTCAATAGGCAAGAACTTGTCCTACACGGCGATTATAATGGTAAAATTTATAAACAGGAGACTGGCACAACATTTGATGGCAACGATATTTTAGCCATTTACGCCACTCCATATTACGACTTCGGAGACACGGAAGTTCGTAAAACGATGAGAAAAGTAAACACTTTTGTTCGTGCAGAAGGGCCATTCACTTTGAATATGGCCGTCAACTATGACTGGGATGATCCAAATGTATCTCGCCCATCTTCATATGCACAAGTCTCACGAGGTGCCCCCGTTCGATATAAAGGCAGGAATATTAACTATGGCGGGGTCAATATTAACTACGGTGGTAACGAGAAGCCTATCGTAACTACATCAATTCAAGGCTCTGGATATGCGACACAGCTTACATTTGTGACGCTTGGGGATTTCAACCCATACAGCATTCAGGGAATTGTTTTTGAATTCAGTATCGCAGGAAGACGCTAAATGGCAGGTTATACACGACAGTCTGTAGCAGACATTGTAAACGGATCTAATATTACAGCTCCGCCGTTAAACGCTGAGTTTAACCAACTCGCTGTTGCTTTTGATCCCGCAACGGGCCACTCACACGATGGCTCAAGCGGTAACTCGCCTAAAATTGATCTGACTACCTCTATCACTGGATACCTTCCTGCCGTTCATGGTGGTATTGGCGGTAAGAATAATACTCAGGCGTCAGCTAACCCAACAACTACAGATGATTTTTCGGCGGGTTATGCGCCGGGTTCTATTTGGATTAACGCGGTCAACGGCCGTGCTTTCTTGTGTATTACAAACACTGTTAACAACGCAGTGTGGACAGAGGCTATGGGCATTACGCCCAATAACCGTGTCACTGCCGAAGTAAACAATACTGTCGATATTGGTTCCTCTACATATCAATTTAAGGACATCTACATTGACGGGACTGGCTATATCGATGCAGTTAGCGGCGACACTCTCACTCTTACTTCTAATGCTAGTGTTGGCGGCAATCTTACCCTTACTGGTAATCTGGTTGGCTCTGGTAACATTACAAACACTGGTACAGGATATTTTGGTGGAAATCTTACAGCGAATGCAGACCTCGCAGTAACAGGTACACTAAATGCAAATGGTGATGTAAATCTCGGTAACGCTCCGACTGACACTGTAACCTTTATCTCTCGCGTAGATTCAAGCGTCATTCCATCTACTGATGGTACTTATAACCTTGGTAGCACAACCAATGAATGGCAAAACCTGTATATCACAGGTACGGCTGAAATTGATCAGCTAAACGCAGACAGCGTAGATATTGACTCCGGTACTATTGATAATACTGTTATCGGTGCGACTACACCCGTAGCAGGTTCATTTACGACTATTAGTGCTTCAAGCACAGCAACAGTTTCTTCAGATCTTACCGTAAATGGTAATACTACATTAGGTGATACTAATAGCGATACAGCAACAATTAACGCTGAGATTGCTTCTAATCTTATTCCTAGCACCGATGGCACTCGTGACCTCGGTTCTACAACTAAAGAATGGCGTAACCTTTATATTGATGGCGTAGCGTCTATCGACAGTTTGGTTGCAGATACCGCTGATATTAACGGGGGTAGCATTGATGCGGCAACAATCGGATCTGCTACACCAGCATCAGGTGCGTTCACAACAGTATCGACTTCGGGACAGGCAACGCTTGCTACAGTTGATATTAACGGTGGGACAATTGACGGCACTGCTATTGGGGCTACTACAGCTTCTAGTGGTGCTTTTACTACTCTATCTGCTACTAGTGGGATTACTGGCGACTTAACAGGCAATGTAACGGGTAATGTTACAGGTAACCTGACAGGTAATATTACTGGTGATATCACAGGTGATGTAACTGGTAACGTAACAGCTTCTTCAGGCACATCGACATTTAACAATGTGACTGTTAATGGTCAGTTGAATATGGATGCGGCTACGACTGCAACCATCGTAAACCTAACTGATCCTACTAACGCTCAAGACGCGGCTACAAAGAATTATGTAGATACTAACGACGCTCTAAAGTTGAACTTGGCTGGCGGTACAATGTCAGGCAATATCACGATGGGCGGCAATACTGTAACAGGTCTTGCAACACCTAGTGCAAGTTCAGACGCGGCAACTAAAGGATACGTTGACGCTGAGGTTGCGGCTGTCATTGATAGCGCACCCGGAGCTCTTGATACTCTGAATGAGTTGGCGGCGGCTCTAGGCGATGATCCTAACTACGCAACCACAATTACAAATGCTCTAGCCACAAAACTGCCACTTGCTGGTGGTACAATGACTGGTGCAATTGCTATGGGCACAAACAAGATTACCAATCTTGGAACGCCTACAGCATCAGCGGACGCAACTACAAAAGCATATGTAGATGGCGTAGACGCTACTAAACTTAATTTGGCTGGTGGAACCATGTCTGGTTCTATCGCAATGGGCAGTAACAGCATTACTGGCCTCGCTACACCATCTGGTAATGGTGATGCGGCAAACAAACAATATGTTGATACGCAAGATGCTCTAAAGCTGTCACTATCTGGTGGCACTATGTCTGGCACCTTGAACATGGGTACAAACACCATTTCTAATGTTGTTGACCCAGTAAGTGCTCAAGATGCGGCTACTAAGAACTACACAGACAGTATTCTAGGCTCTGCCACTTCAGCGGCTACATCAGCGGCGGCGGCCGCTACATCGGCTACTGGGGCGTCTACTTCAGAAACCAATGCGTCAAATAGCGCACAATTAGCTGAAGATTGGGCCATTAAGACTTCGGGAACCGTAGATGGAGTTGAATATTCAGCTAAATTCTACGCTAACCAAGCGGCTACAGCGTATGTAGCTAAGGCTGGTTCGACAATGTCGGGTGATCTCGACATGAACGGCAATGAAGTGCAGAATGTTGTTTTAACTAGCGCAACAATAGCGTATAATGACATTACTAATGTTCAGGCTAATGTAAGAAGTGAACTGAGCGCAGGTGGTGACATTAGTTATAACAGTAGCACTGGCGTAATCAGTTATACTCAACCAACTACCGTAAGCACCTTTACCAACGATGCGGGGTACGCAACGGTTGATGACAGTACCGCATTAGCAATCGCATTAGGATAAGGATATGGCAAATACATTTAAGAATGCACACAGTGCCAGCGTAGGGACAAGTTATACAACTGTATATACAGCCCCTGCAAGCACCACAACTGTGGTACTAGGTATGTCGCTGTGCAACACAACTACAGGCTCTATCGTCGTGGATGTTCAATTCCGTGATGCAGGGTCTTCCGCTCGTAAAATGCTAACCTCAGTAGACATCCCGGCGGGATCTACTTTGGAAGTATTATCGGGCCAAAAGTACATACTAGAAACTACAGATGACATTCAGGTGAAGTCCAATACGGCAACAAGTCTTGATGTAGTTATGGGCGTTATGGAGATCACCTAATGGCATATTTGGGTAACAAGCCAGTAAACAATTTCGTATCGTTTGCTAAACAAGATATCACTGGCAACGGCGGTACTTCGTATTCGCTTGATTACCCTGTGACTGGCGCAAATGATATTGAGCTTTTTATCAATAATGTGCGACAGGAGCCAATTGAGGCTTACTCATGTGCTGGATCTACATTGACTCTTACTGGGGCTGTGAGCTCCACTGACGACGTTTATGTAATCTTCCGTGGTCGCGCACTACAAACTGCACAACACCCATCAGACAGCGCGTTAGAGGCTACTAGCGGTTCCTTTAGTAGTAATGTGGCAATCCATAAAGATTCTGCAACTGCAAAGTTAGATATCTCAGGCGATAACTACGTTGTTACAGACAGCGGTAAGGCTGTAGGCGGTATTCATGTATCAGGTAACTCTGCGGGTAGCGGCAACTACGGCGGAGCTATTTCTTTAGCGGGTACAGGTGTTGGTGCGGCGGCTATAGCGGCAGTGCAGAACTCTGGGGATAACGATAACCAAGGCATCGCCTTCTTTACGCACGGCTCTACGAGTTCACATGACTCAATTGAACGTATGCGTATTAATTCCGCAGGGATTGTCACAAAACCGTATCAGCCTTCTTTTGAGGTAAGTATTCCACAAACATGGACAACTACAGTTGGTACTACATATGCGGTGACACAGTGGGGGAAGACCCACCACAATATTGGCAATCATTTTAACCTAAATAATGGTAGATTTACTGCTCCCGTAGATGGAGTATATCAGTTTCACGGAATTATGATGGGTGTGAGTAATAATGCCCCTCACATTGCATTTGGTATTAACAGCTCAAGCAACGGCGGCGGCGGCACTTATACAAATAACGAGATGTGGGCGCATTCAGGCACTAACGACAATATCTTAATTCAGGTTTACCATATTATAGAACTTTCGGCGGGCGATTATGTTCGTCTGTATACCTATTCTTATAACAGTGTAAGTAACGGGGCTCGTTCGTATTTTGGTGGGCATTTACTAGGATAACAGGAGAAAAAAATGGCAACATTATCAGTAAATATTACTGACATAGAAATGAAAGCGATGGAGTACGTTGCCGAGTCTCCTTTGGCATGGGCGGACAACGCCGTGACTAACAGGGCTCGGATCGCCATCGATGAAATCGTCAGTATTTATACAACTCGTGCACTTGATGAAGGTGTACAAATTCCAGCTACGCGTGAGGAAATCGTCGCAGATGCGTTTGAGCGTGGTTGGGTACAAACTGCGGCGGAAGCTAACGCAGAGGTTTAACGGATGGCACTGTCTAAAATTGAAACCGGATCTTTAGATGTAGGCCCAATTAGCGGCCGAAGAAATATTGCAATCAATGGTTCAATGATTGTTGCACAACGCTCTGTTGGCCCTGTGTCTGTATCTGACGGTTCCAATGAAGGGTACAACAGTCTAGACCGATGGAAGATAAACTTCGGTAGTGGAATGGGTGGAGCGGTAGATATCTCTCAAGTAAATCCTCCGTCGGGTACAGATTTTTCTAAAGCATTAAAGGTTGAAGTCACAACGGCGCATACACCGACGGGTAGTCAGTTTTTCAACCCAACTTATGCTATTGAAGGACAAGATTTAATTCACCTTCAATATGGTACATCTAACGCTAAATCTTTGGTTATAAGTTTTTATATTTACACAAATAAGCCGGGTACATATGGCCTAGCACTTCGTAGTTATGACCACGGACGAGTAATTGGAAAAACTTTCACAGTAGATTCTGCAAATACATGGCAAAGGATTACTGTAGTCTTTGAAGGTGATACAGCACAAGCTATTGATAATGATAACGATCAGGGGTTACATATTTGGTTGGGGTTTGGTGTAGGCCCAAATAGAATGAATGGATCAACTACTTGGACAAGTTACAGCCAACCTGTTTACCCGGGATCAAGCACAACTAACTTTTTTGATACGGTAGGTAACATTTTATATCTTACAGGATTTCAAGTAGAAGTAGATCACTCTGGAACAGGGCAAGCATCTCCCTTCGAGCACCGTAGCTATGGTGAAGAACTGGCGTTGTGTCAGAGGTATTTTCAAACAGTCGATATTACAACATCAGGCGGAGCGCATTATTTAGGGCCAGTTATGACAAGGTCTGCAAATAATAATCATGCTAGTTTCAATTGCCCAGTTACTATGAGAACGCAACCGACGTTGTCAGTAACTAATAATGGCAGTTTGAGATTTTCCGCGAATGGAGCGTACACAGATGGCAGTTCTAATTCAACAACAATAGGTGGGCAGACGCTTTCGGTGCACACTCAAACATCTGGGCATTTGATGACCTTTAACTTCGGTACAGTAAGTGGTGTTTCTCAAAGTGCAAATTACGCACAAGGCGGCCTTATGTTGAACAACGGAATGTTTAATTTGGATGCGGAGCTATAAAATATGGAAAATATGAATTTTGAAAACGCTCAGTATTTAAGAAATGCAGAAACTAATGCACTAAGAGGGATTGTAGCGAGTTTAGGTGGGCAAGAGATATCCATCCCTATTGATCCTAACAACCGCCACTACGCCGAAATCATGCGCCAAGTAGAGGCGGGTGAATTAACTATACAGGAGGCAAGCGAATAATGCCTTATTTAGGGAAAGAACCTGTACGCGGTTCGTTTAAGAAACTAGACAATATTACGCCGAACGGGAGCTCTTCCTATTCACTTTTGTATAACGGAGCGGCTTACGATCCCGGCCAAGCAGAACGACTAATTGTATCTGTTAACGGTGTTACACAGGCACCGGGTGTTGCTTACACGGTAAGTGGCAACACGATTACGTTCACGGCGGCTGTAACCTCTAGCGATGTAATTGATTACATTGTGGGTATGGGCGATGTCTACGATGTAGGCTCAGTATCAGATGGTACTATCACACCTGCTAAACTGGCTTCTACGCTAGTGCTAGACGATACGCCAATCCGTACGAATATAAACACATTAGATAACGCTATTACCGTAGCCGCTAACCAGAACGCATTCGTTGCTGGGCCTGTGACGATTAACGCGGCATTGACGGTCAATGGCACATTTACGGTGATATAAATGGCAAGTGAAATTATAGTACAAACAATCAAAGGCCCTACATCAGGAGCTAATGCGAATAAGATTATCGTGCCGTCTGGGCAGACGTTGGATGCGAGTGCAGGTTTTAACGCACCTTCCGGAACAATCATACAGATAAAGGATGCTAAGGTAACATCATTTTCGTCAATCAACTGTGCCAATGTTTGGGCGTCTTTAATGAGCGTAACTATTACGCCCAAAGATTCTAACAGCCGTTTCTTTATTACAGGGCACGCTCAGATTGGTAATCCGTCATCAGGTGGTCTTGAAATGGGATTACGCATCCGTAGAGAAGTGGGCGGCGTGTCTGGTTATCCGTGTATTGCCAATGCAAGTGGAAGCACAACTCAATCAACTCTAGGCAATCAGGTTACCGGATCAAATCCGTCGTATGAAGGATGGACTCCATCTTGGTCGGTGTACGACGAGCCTTCCAGCGCGGGGGATATAACTTACTATTTAGAATATTTTGGTTCAGAGAACCAGACAGCGTATTACAACCGTTTCCAGACTACCGCAAATGCGTCGTATAACGTGCATGGAACAACAACCCTTACTGTTATGGAGATCGCAGGATGAGTACAATCTACGTTGATAATCTCCAGCCTAATCTCCAAGACGGCGTTCATATTCCGGGTCATGTGACTAAAGCAGAAACGTACGATGTACCTAATATAACTAAATCAGGCACAGGTACTGCTACCATTCAAACGTACACAATTGACCATAAAGAAGGCTCTAATATTTTAGTCATGTGCAGTATTCATGTGTATGTTGAGCATGATGGGGCGTGGTCTGGGGGTACCGTTGAGTTACTTAGGGATGGCGTTAAAGTCGCGTACACAGGTTTCATTGGCACTAACTGGTCAAATACTAATTACCACGCGGATCGAGCAAGTATCCTGTTTTTAGATCAAAATACAACAGGTACATCCACAACCTACAAACTCCAGATTAACAATATTGATGCGGCTCAAGTGATGGTTGATTCTCCGCACGTTGATTTAGCGGACGGTAAAGAACACAACATAGTATTTATGGAGATCGCACAATGAGTTCAATAATCAAAGTCGATCAAATCCAGTTAGCGGATGGCTCTACCCCTACTGCGGGTGATCTTGGTATTAACCAAAGCGGAACTATTGTTGCCGCGTACACAGTCAACAGTTCTACGTCAGCGCAAAGCTCCGCAGTTTCGAGTGCAACAGACATTACAGGAATGTCGATTACTATGACGCCTAAGTTCAGTAATAGCACAATAGTAATTACAACCATGATTGCCGCAGAAACTCACAGTTCCCACCCAGATAAAGGCATTCGATTTTGGATAAAAAGGGATGGCAGTAATGTGTATGAGTCTCAATATGACTTGTACAATAGTAGTGATGCCAATCAGCGCATCGGAAAAGTCCACTTGATGTTCAATGAGAGTGCCGTCAGTACCTCAGAAAGAACTTACAAAATAGCTTTTGCATCAACACGGGATACATCAACTGCTATCGCACGAGTAAATAATTATGGGGAACCTTCCTCAATGATGATTTTAGAGATAGCGGGGTAACGAGCAATGGCATTAACTAAACTCAATAACCAATCCATCGCCGCCCTGACTGATTTTAATCTGAGTGCGGATGATCTTCCTGCGGGGACTGTTTTGCAGGTGGTCAACACCTCGTATTCAGATCAATTACAAACTACAGGCACTAGCTACATTAGCTCAGGGCTAACTGCAACAATTACCCCTAAAAGCACCAATAGCAAAATTTTAATCCTCTCTAGTTTTTTGGCTCAGATTACTGGGTCGTCTAACTTAACGGGGTATTTTACGGTTTTTAGGGGTTCGTCAAACTTGGCGTCTGGTGGTCAGTTTATTCGTTTGGAGGGTAACCTATCAAATTGGTTTGGGGCGCAGTCAATTAATCATTTGGACAGCCCTAATACGACTTCTGCCACTACTTATGAAGTAAAGTTTCGCTCACAAACTACTAATCTGACGACTCGGGTGCACCTCACGTCTAGCCCCGGGTCATTAACACTTATTGAAATCGCATGATAATTAACTGGCTAATATTAAAGGAGAAAACAATATGGCATCAGTAGCAGAAGCCCTAACATCGTTAGGCATTACAGAATGGGTTCTCCGTGGAGAGCCTACAACCGAAGCGGAGTTCAATGAAATGTTCCGCAAAGTAACTGGGGCAGATGACAACGGCACAGCCGTCGAGTCCTCAAACCCAGATGACTTTGGAACTGATTGGGCAACCGTATCGGCAAAGCAAGCGGAACTAACAGCCGCAGAGCCAATGAAAGCTCTTCGTGCAGAACGTAACCGTTTGATTGCAGAAACTGACTGGTGGGCGTTGTCAGATCAGACAATGACCGCAGAACAGACTGCATACCGTCAAGCACTACGCGACATTACAGAGACTTATTCGTCTTTGGATGACGTAGTCTGGCCGACTAAGCCCTAATGAAGGACTTTGATTACTCAAAACTACTTACCAGTTTAATACCTTTGGTATTAGCTGGTATGTGGTGGGTAATCACAAACGTCAATGAGATCCGTTCAGAGATCTCAGGTGTTAAGGCGAATATGATGATGTTGATAGATCCCCAAGGTCAGATCATTCCGTCACCAGATAACGCCTTAGCGCGACAACAATTAAGGGAAAACCTAATTGAATACATCCACGATCTACAGGTTCGTGTGAAGTTATTAGAAGAACAAGATAACAATTAGTAACCGCTCTAGGGGGAGTACATGAGTGGAAGTTTTAACGGCTATCGCGGC